AGGTGGCCTTGGTAGTGCATTGGCTTCAGTTGCGCCTGCAATTGGCATAGCGGGATTAGCAGCATTTGGCAAGCGTTCGGTTGACGCAGCAGATAATTTAAATGACTTAAGCCAGCGCACTGGCGTGGCAGTTGAAACGCTAGATAAATTTGGTAAGGCTGCAAATGATAGCGGCAGCAGCTTGGATGAAATAGCAAAAGCAATGGGCAAGTTGGCTAAGGGCATTGTTGACCCGGCGTCAAAAGCTAGCGAAGCATTGAAATCTATTGGCGTTAGTTCAACTGATGCGCAAGGCAAGATTCGTGGCGTTGATGCCATCATGCTGGATTTAGCGGATAAGTTTTCTAAGATGCCAGACGGTGTGCAAAAAACTGCACTAGCAATGGAGATATTCGGCAAATCAGGCGCGAATATAATTCCAATGCTTAATGAAGGCAAGGATGCACTTAATGAATACTCAGCGACAATTGACGGGAAGATGGCTGCGGCAGCAGATAAATTTAATGATTCAATTAATAAGGTAACGTCATCAATATCTGGGCCATTCAATGAAGCAATAACAGCACTGTTGCCAACAATCACAAAATTGGCTGAAGGCATTGCCGCAGCAGCAACAGGGTTTAGCAAGTTACCTCAGCCAATAAAGGATATAGTTGTTGCAATAGGTGGACTTGCATTAGCATTTAACCTTTTAGCTCCTGTAATTAAAGGAGTAGTAGGTTTATTTGGATTAATTGGCGGCTTAAAAATAGGTGCAACAATTGCCGGATTTGCGCCTGCTTTGTTGCCTGTAATCGCTGGGCTTAAAACACTAGGTGAGATTATCGCTGGTGTATTCACAGGTCCTGTAGGCTGGGTCATATTGCTCACAGCAGCAGGCGTTGCAATATATGCGTTTAGGGACCAGATAGGTGCAGCGTTTAAAGCTATAGGCGAAGCTTTGAAGCCTGTAGCCACATTTATTTACGATGTCTTTATCAAGCCTTTTATGGATTCGCTTGCATCGCTTTTAACTTATGTCAATGAAAGCTTTATTAAACCAATGGATGAGGCATTTAAAACGCTAGGCAGGCTTTTGTATGCAGCCTTTGATTTGCTATTTATCATTCCTTTTAAAGCAGCGTTTACTGCCATAACTACATTTTTAAGTGAGAATTTTATAGAACCGCTTAAAGAATCATTCAACGTCACGTTTGCATTCATAAATGAAAATTTTATAGGACCACTTAAAGAATTATTTTTTACTGTCACAACTTATATAGCAGAGAATTTTATCAAGCCAGTGCAAACTGGGATATCAAATTTTGCGACTGCGGCGTACAAATATATTAATACAAATTTTATAGAGCCGGCTAAAAAAGTATTCACAGCAGTTACAACTTTTATAAATCAAAATTTCATTAAGCCAGTGCAAGACACAATAACCGGCATGATAAAAAATATTGGTAACGCTTTCCAGTCTCTTAAAGAGGCTATTGTCGCTCCATTTAGAGCCGCTATGGATATAGTGAAAGGTATTGTGAATAATATATTAAGTGGAATTGTTAAAGCTATATCATTTATGATAGCACCTATCAATGCAATAATCGCACACGCTAATAAGCTCGGGAACATAACACGCCAGCCGCAAATCCCTTATTTGCAACCGCCACAATTCCCTAAATTCGCTCAAGGCGGCGTTGTGGACAGCCCTACCCTTGCGATGGTAGGCGAAGGCGGTGAGCGCGAATATATAATTCCTGAATCTAAGATGGCGCGTGCAAGCGCTAACTACCTTGGTGGCATGCGTGGCAATGCAGCCATCCAAAGTCAAGGTAGCAGCAGGTCATCTTCGCCTATGATACAAATACAAACTGGCCCAGTACTGCAACAAAACAATCAGCAGTATGTAACAATTGCTGATATGGAAAAAGCACTTACAATGCTAACAGATTCTTTATTGCTTAATAACCGTACGTTTGGCGGGCGCAGTTATCAAGGGGTAGGCGCATGAGCAATCGCGGCCAAAGCCAATATCTAAGAATTTACGATAACAGCCAGACGTATGTAAGATGGCAGGCATATTACATTAATCAAACTATTACTTTAGATTCTGCGTCTTGGTCTTATAATCCATTTAATGCCGATGGGATGATGGCTGGCAGCCCCGCCGGTTCAGATGTTACAATCACAGTGCCAGCTACTACTACAGCAATCAGCGTCTTTAAAGCTGCTTTGAATAACAATAGATTATGTGAGATTAAAATGTATGAGTTCGATACACGATTATCTCAATCAGCACCAATATCTACCCAGTCATTGATTGCAACTTATGTTGGCGAAGTGTCGAAAATTTCAGGTAATTTCACGGAGCTATCAATTAATTTAAGCTCAGCGCTTAGCCCGGTAGGTGCTCAGGTGCCGCCGCGTAAATTTACTACTTTACTTATTGGGGCGCCGGTAAGGTTATGAGTATTCAAATTAGAGACCCATTAGCGCTCCTGCCATATCAAAGCGGATTGGTTACTACCGTTACCGAGGAAGGAGCAGCCAAGGGGCAGTCACCACTAGACAGCAGGCAAAAGGCAGCAGTAATTGGTGAGCCAATCCCCATTGTGTTTTGTCGGCGTGTATCAGGCAATGGCGGTGTATTAGTAAGCCCAGCCGCTACTGAAGGCAGGTATGAAAATAATTCAACAACTAACGTGCTGACCACCAAAATACACCTAGTACTTAGTGAAGGCGATATGGACCAATTGCCACTTAAAGATGTATTTCAGCGTGCTTGCCGTGTTGGCACATGGGCGCAAACATACGACCGGCGCGCTGAAACTTGGGACCCTGGCAATTTTATTGTTGCTGTAGCAACTAAGAAATTTTGGAATTGCCCATTGTATTGCGGCACTCAAGGCACATACGACAACATGACAACGCTTAGTTTTATTAATACTCATGATGACGAAAGTGAATTATGGGATAGGCAAGTGCATTGCTTTGTTCGTAATGGAATAAATGTAACAAGAATTTTAGATGATACTTTAGGGCCTAGCAACAATGTAATTGATTTAGCGTTGTATCTGATAACACAAAGCAGCCGGTTTCCAAGCTCAATGGTTGACTTGACAATGATGGAAGATGCAGCATTATTTTGCAATGTAAATGGTTTATTCTATAATGGAGAATTTAAGGAATCAACTAATCTTGAGGATTGGTTGCAATCTATTAGTTCAGATTTCTTATTGCGCGTAAGTGACAAAAACGGTAAAAAAGGCTTAAGGCCAAGGCTGCAAACCAATGCTAATGGCACGATTAAAACAACAGCCATTGAGCCAGTATTTACTTTTACAGAAGACCACGTAATAATTGAAAGCTTTGAAATTGATTATATTTCGCTTGAAAATCGCAAAGCTATTACAGCCCTAGTCTTATGGCGTCAGCAACCGGATAGCGATATTGGGATTATCCGCTCGGCTGAAATACGGATGACAGGATTGGCAGATAATGGACCATTAGAACAATACGACCTAAGCCAGTTTTGTGCCACTGAAGACCATGCAGTTAAGGTTGGAACTTACCGTGTCGCTAGTCGTTACTATGTAACGCATACGCTTAGGATACGTGTTGCGCCTAGCTCGTTTAATGCCACGCTAATTGTGGGCGATGTTGTACGCGTTAGATTAAGGCGTGAGACTAATGTTGGTACAGTTAGTTACCATAATCATTTCTATGAAGTAGAACGTATTGCAAGAGCCATCAGCGGTGTTATCAGTTTAGATTTAATTCATTTTCCAGTTGATAGCCAAAACCGCAGCCTGGTCGGCTTAGCAGTTAATGCTGCGGTAGGCAATGGTTATACCGTGCCAACAGGGCGCACAGATTTCACTTGTGATATTGCAGGCCGCGCTGTTGATAACACGCCTTTACCTGATGTTGGCGAAACTATATCACCTATAAATGACCCGCCAGTTGAAACTGACCCCGCTGAACTTGGCAACGAACCAGATGCCGGGCCGACAGACCCAGTTGATAACCCAGAAGACCCGCTAGACGAGCCCGAACCCGAATACCCAAGCGGGCCAAACCCAGGCGTTACAGGCGTCAGCGACCCGCCAGTTGAAGGTGAAACTGCAAATGCAGTGCCGCCATGCCCAGGCGGTAAAGTTTGCTGGTATCGCGTAAGAAAAGGATCAGTGGCAGATATAGAAGAAGCGGCAACAACACCAAATCGCGTAACAATACAATGCGAAACACTTGGTACCAGTGGGTGGGAGGCAGGCGCTTCACTGGTACTTACAAATGACGATATAGACCATTACATAATTGCAGAAGCTACATGCCCAGACCCTAGTAGCCCAGATGGTTTTGGTGAGCCATCCTTGATTGGTATCACAGACCCTGCGATACCAGACATTTACAGCTATCAATACGTTAGATGGCAAGGCTTCGTGATTGGCAGTAGCGGGTTCCCGGTTGCAGGTACAACGCTTTGGGAAGCAAATATTTCCCCAGCAACAAAAAGCATTTATGGCCTTTGGGGATGTGTTAGCAATACGCAAATACCAATCCCACAAAATCCAGCGGCGGAAGCGCGAACTGTTCCAACACCTGGGCCTGTGCCTTGGAGATCATCGGTCTCATCAACTGCTTTAGTAACTAACCCAACCGGGAGTTACGGACTTGGCGGGTTAGACGGCATGAGCCCATGCTCTAGCAACCTTCAATCATATCCGCCTAATCCTGGCATAGCGTTTGGCGGTAATGTCGAAGGGCAAACCATGTCTGTTTCTGGGGTATGGCAATTTAGCAATAATCAATCTACAGTTTTAGCTGAATGGGGCGGCTTCACATAATGGCTCTATTCCCCGCATTAAATCCAAGCAGCCGCACCTACACGCCAGGTAGCACAGCCAACACATCGTTGCTTGTTTTAAGTGGCGATGAGGTTAACGTGCGACATGGCAATGGTAGATCCGGCGACCAGTTGCGGATGACGTTCAGCCAGATGACTAGGGCCGAGCATTATGCATTGCTAAGCCATTACGCTTTTCATGGTAGGTTTGAACCATTTGATTTAAATGCTACGACACTAGCTGCAACTAATTTAACATTTCCAGCTAATCATCAATGGATATATACTGATAGCCCATCATTTGATGAAACATGCGACCAGATTAATGGCACTGTATCTTTAACGTTAATCCCACCGTACCTAATTTAACCATGGCAACTTTTCCTGACCTTGTACCAGATGAAATTAGCTACGACCTAGGGGATTTAAATATAAGCGAAGCATCAACTGTAGCCAGCGGTCCTGTTAGATTCCGGCATTCATTACGCAATAACGGTCACATATTGCAGCTTACATTTAATAACCGAATTGAATCCGATGCCAGTTTAATCCGTACACATTGGAATCAATCCAGCGGCGTGCATGGATATTTCCAAATTCCAGTTACAGTATGGGGTGACGCAAATGATGTAGTACCAATTGATTCAATCTATCGGTATGCGTCTATACCACAAGAGCAGCAAAAAGGAGTTTATTTTAATATAACAGTTTCATTGCGTGTGCTGCAAGGATGGGTACTTAATATTATTTTAAGCGGCGGGCCAGCGGGGGCGCCTATTGTAGAAGCATTTGAGAATATAGCATTCACTGGCTTTTCGCCGTTTGAACTGTTAGCATCAGATGCGACACCTCCGGACCCAGAAAAACTACTGCTAGCTGGCGGAGCTTGACCTTATGCCAACTGCTACTACTGTTCCAGTTAAGATGGCGCAGCGGCGTGATACTGCTGCTAACTGGACAAGCGCAAACCCGACGCTGCT